AAAACTCAGCTGGATGTAAATGTTCAGTATCACCTTCAAGATATTCAATACGAGCATGACGACTCATACCCATGAAATTAATACATGGTCGAACAATATAAAAATCGGGTCTAGGTACGGTGAGACCAGCTGGTCCACACTCATATCCTAATACCCGACTTACTTGTAACTTATTGTATACCCACAGATCATATGAATGAGTTGATACCCATTCATATTCTGTACTATACCTATCCTCTTCCTTGTCCACTTTGATGATTCGTTAGATATTCATTATGAATCTATACTTCATGTGATTGAAGATTTGCAATCAAACAACTTATTTTTTTTTCTTAGGTTTGGCAGATTTTTTAGGAGTCGAAATGTTTTTACAACGTTTGTCTGGCGCGGATTTGCCATTTTTATGTGTCCAACGTCCCATTAACCTCTTCCTTGTCCACGATAACGTTTCCTTTTGCCATTACGACTACTTGCTGCGTACTTAGTATGAGCACCACAACCTTGTCGGGTTTTCTTTGGTTGAGATTCAATCATCGTTTGTCCCAATAGAGACTTTCGAATCTTTGCCATAATTTAGTTCTCCTTATAAATTGATTCTAATTGAACTTGGTTTTGTAGATGTTGTCGGTATTGCTTCAAATACTTCTCACTACTTACATCAGTAATTAATGTCATCTTTGAAGCAAATTCCCTTGATTGATCAACTTTAAATTGATTAGCCATTCGTACCTTAGATAACTCGGGTTTTCTCATGACCAACACGAATACGTGGATCACACCAAATCTCATATCCTGATTCAATAGCATCAAGACAGAAACTTACATCCTCTCCACACATATCCTGTACGGCACCACTCTCAAATACTTGCATCTTTGGAGCAAACCATGGATATGTCATACCCTTATTCTCAAAGACACCCTTCTGAATTAATACCCATCCGAATCCAGTATAGTCTACAGTAAATGGCTTCTTACGCTTACTAATACCATCAACCATCTCGTGATTCATCACTCCACCATTATTACGGAAGTCATCTTCTTCTAACCAATGTGCAACAGAGGTTGTCCGTCCATCCTCAGTTGAATACCACCCCGCACTAATAGGTCTCTCGGTCCCATCAGCATCTAACGCTACATCACATAATTGCCAAAACTTCTCGGTGTTGAAAATAATATCTGAGTCAATCCATAACTGATAATCATAATTTAACTTACCATCCCATGGAATTTGGTCAGGCCCTCTCAATACATTGGCGCCGAGACACTTACATCGTGCGAAATTCACCATGCTTGAGTAATCCTGACTAATCTGAATACTCATCTGGTTTTGTACAAGATCAAAACATAATTGTACAAAATTCTTCATGAATGCATAACTACATCCCCTTCCAGGTAGACAAAAGACAATTGCCTTACCTCTCATTCTTTCTTTGATTGCATCATAATCCCACTCAGGACCTTGCTCTTTTGCTTTAGGTGTTGATGCTTTGACTGTAAATCCCTTAGCCATGCTGTAATGTCACTCCAGTTCAATTTTTATTATACTTCGATATTTAGTGTCTGTCAATAGGATTGGTCTTCATTTGATTGTAGTGGTTTTACTACTTCATATGACAGGTCTTCCGCCACGTAATCAGTCTTCATAAACCCTACCATCATATTCAAACACTCCCAATTCGTTTTAAATTTCTCCTTCGATAGACATGGAAGAATACAACTATCCTTTAGATAAATGTGATAAACTTCTGAACTATTCATACCTTATAATACCTCCCGTTAATTCTAGGTTGATCTCTGAGATTGGTCTTCCTATCACACCATCTCAGATTGTCTACACAATTATTGAGTTTGTCTCTATCTATGTGATCAACCTCTGTGTACCTGTGAGGGTTGTCTACCAGGGCTTCAGCGACCATTCTATGTACATACTCCTTCCTCTGATATAATGTCCTACCCTCGGAGTTTTTTATCGAGATATTTACAGAGGGATATTGCTTATTAGAAACTCCGGCACCACCTCGGAGAAACGGTTTTATCTCTACAAATTTTTCCTCGGATTTTTTTACACCATCTCGAAATACATGGCCGGTTTCGGTGACATAATAGCCGGGATACTCTGTGGGATATATTTTTTTTACTAGCATTTTTTTATTCTGCAAAATATAACAAGGCCGTTTTGTCACTCCTGTAGGTTAGAAGAGCCGCAATTTCTTTAAGGGCAACCGCTATGCGGTCTTAAGGATAACATCGAAAAACCCAAAACACTGTCGCTATGTTATACTAACTGTCCCTCATTAATTATAACATAAGGACTGTAATCTGTCAAGTTGTTAACACTAACTGTTTCGATAGTGTTATATCTGAGGGAGGAGAGATTGTCCTCCCTATGTGTTACTTACCAACCATAAATCTCTTTGATTTCTTCATCACTATGGTCTCCATAATAACCTCTACAAAATGTCATGATATCATCGAAACATTTGAAGGTTATCTTATATCCTGGGAAGTTAGTTCCTTCCTCTTCAGTGATACTTAGTGGAGTGATGTTGATCATACTTAGGTAGTCATATACTGTGACATTACCTTCATTCAACCAATCGAATGTATCAGTGAAAGTGTTAGTCATGTTTGTTTGAGTTGTGTTCATACTATAGGAGTCAATTGGAGGTGAGTAACTCTGTAGCTCACCCCTTATGTGATCAGAACTCCAATTCCATAAGTGTTGGCTCTGAAGCGACTTTCTGGACTTGCTGTTCATTAGCGCCTTCGGAGATAGACTCAAGAATCTCAAGAATCTGTGAACCTGTGTTACCCTTACGAAGCAGGGAGATCATTACAGATTTGGTCATGATAAAAAGTGTTAGTTAGTGTGTGTTTGTGCTGGGACTTACCGATGCAACGCTAACGTGCCCAGAGTGTGAATCAAAGCACGGACTTGCGTCTACGCTTAATCTGTGAGGGAAGCACAGTCACTGTTACTTTATAAGTGCCATTTGCTTTGAGAGTGTCAATGGTCTGTAGCAGTGATTGTGTGGAACTCATAGCTGGAGTAAGTGTTACTTAAGGGGTGTTTGAGTAGTGTTTACTTAGTTGATGAGCAGATACAGTGATTCTAATTCGTTACTCACTACATCATAAGAGTAATCTCCGAAATTGAGTGATTCTAACTCTTCTTCCAGTTCTTTGATCTTATTCTGGATTTGTTCTTGGTTGAGTTGTACTTTCATGAGTGGTTGTGGTGTCTTACACTATAGGGGTCATTTAGAGGTGAGTAACTCTGTGGGTCATAAACTTTGGGGGTTTCAGAGTATTTTTGGGGGAGGGGTTGACATTATGGGAAAGGCCTGATAGAATACGGCCTTTGATAACAAGGGCTGAAGGGCTTTATAAGACTTAAGAGAGGCTTTATAACACTTAAAGGGTCCTATTGTGGGGTCTATTTATCACACTTATAAAACACTAATATACATTTATAATTGCCTTTATTAATCATTTTAATCGTTATTTCGTTTAATTTGTATCATTTATCGTGATTCTTAAGTATATTTGATAATGATTCGTATCGTCTCTATGTGTTAGTCTGATTTCTTATTTGGTTCGTATTTAACACCTCCCCCTTGCGGGGTCGAGTCCTATCTGCTCACATAAGTCTACCATAGAAACGTAAGAATTGTCAACTCTATCTGTATCTAACTCTTCTTTAGTTGGTATAGGTGAATGGGATTTATAAGCAGCTATGATACCACTTAACTGATAGGTGAGTTTATCATCCATCTGTGTATTGCGTAGGTGATAGATGTCGTAGTTCATAATGTGACCAGTTCAGTATACTCTTCTTCTGTCACTAACTTCTTACCTGTCCAGATATAACGTTCAACACCTAAACATGTATCGCCATAATCTTCTACTTCATAACTATCATTTAGTTCTGCCCATTTACGTGGTAGAACATCAACAATAGACGGTTCAGTGAGTTTGGTTTGACATTGTTCTAGAACATAATCCATCAGGTTTATATCAAGCTTGATATGCCAATAAGTATCAACCTCTTCATTGCGATCTTCTTCATAAATGATACCATCTTCTTCTGTAAAGTAAAAGGCTTCAATAGTGTAGAATTCAGACTTTTGAAAGGTTTTCATTGAGTTGTAGATAGAAACAATAGAGAACAAATACCCATGGGGTGAATACCATGGTTGGTGCGACTAGCGCTCCTAAGATATACTTCATCATGAGAACACATATCCATTACGAAACTCTTTGGTAACATTGTTATCTCTTACAAACCATTGATAATTCTTTTGAAAGACACCATCAGTGAATGCATTACAGAACTCATTAATGATTGCATTAAGACGTGATTTAGTTGTATTTGATTGATAACCACCATCAAAGATCTCAACATAATCATCACCTACAGTAGCAATATGATTGCCATGTAGATATACCTTTGAAATAGCATCTTCAGTGATGACTGATGTATTAGCTGATTTCCAATCTGCATTGTTATGAATGGCATTGGTCATTTGGCTTTCGATCTTTCTCATGATGTGGTGGTTTTGTGTCCTTACACTATAGGAGTCAATTCAAGGTGAGTAACTTTGTCAGAAACAGAATTGACGTATTTTCTGTTCAATAGAGGATGCAGGAACATCTTGAGCTACAACATAAGCTTCAAGTTCTTGCTGTATCTTAAACTCACTTAATCCTTGAGCATCTAACATATCATATAAACTTTGTAGATTCTTTAAACTTACAGATGAACTTTTTAAAAATTCAACTAACTCATCTTCAGAAAATAAAGTCGAAAGTAAACCATCACCTAATGATTCTGCAGCACAATCTTGTACAACATGATGTGCTTCATGTCTTAACGTATTGAAATCATTTACAGTCCATAATTCTTGCTTACCATAACTTACCATATCATCTTGACAAATTACTAAAAGTCCGATATGTGGATAATATACACCATCATTCTCTCCACTACAATGTAACTTGGAATTGATCTTTACAATTACTCCAACCTCCTTTAATGTTTGATATAATTTCTCATGATCCTTAAATGTATTTTGTGCATACGCACTACTTGCTGTTAATGCAAATATAGTGACAGTAGATGTCAATACTGTAGAAAGAAACTTCTTCATCATTAGATAAAATTAAACGTTAATTGTAGATGGTACATATTCTGCAATATCTGATGCGTCATCACTACCAAGATATATTGTGGTGAATTGAATTGCGTCACTATGTGATCGAAACTCAACAGTTACATTATCATACTCAGTTGGATTGAATGTCACAGATAATGGTGCAACATTTGAATCTTCACATACTTGTGCAACTGCAGTTAATGGATAGTCAGAGAAGAAATCGTAGTTGATTTTCATAAAATTTGAAAGTTGATTGTGTGGTTATACTATAAGAGTCATTTGAAGGTGAGTAATTCTCTCACCATTGATTGGTTTGTATCATATAACTACGAATCTCATCATATGCAAACCTCTGAATCTTCACATCAGTTGCGGTATCTAATACCTCATACATTCTTTGAATATATTCACTCTTGGTTGTTACTGGTGAAATACTCTCTTTCGCAGTATATCCTAAATCAGGGTTACCATTGGTTCGAACTTTACTCTTTCCCCAATTACCAGTAATTTGACCTTCAGTGCGAAGTTTAGGTTTGATCTTTGATAGATTTGTCATGATCAAAGCTCCTCCATCATTTCATTCATCTCTACACTGTTGATATTAACATCATCCCATTTCACACCATCACCTGTGGTTTCAGCACCACAGTTTAACATACAACGAACAAATGCGTCATATGGGGTATCATTACTTTCACAATAACGAACACATGCAATGGCAGTATTATACAGAAACTCATCATTACCCATCCAAAGACTTGCGTTCCAAGTTTCATAGTTAGTCCAGCCATTGTAGCTGGTGTCTTCCATTGTGGTCTGATAGGTTGATGTCATGAGTCGATTGTGTGGTTACACTATAGGAGTCAATTGGAGGTGAGTAACTTTAGAAGAGCCAGGATAACAACCCTCTATTGTTATCATTGTCACTGTTGTGTTCTCTTACAATTGTTGGCCAAGTTGTACTTGAATTTGGTATCATACCTTCGACAAGTCTCATTGCTTCCTCATTATACATTGCTTCCACATTGATATGGCGAGTTCCAGCTTCTGTTGGTACAGTATAAGGAACTCGAAAAGTGTAAGTGATTTGTGCCATGATAAAAAGAAAAGAAGTTGATTGATAAAGTAAAGATTAACCGCCGTAAACTTCTTCGGCCATGGGTGTATCTTGTCTGACTTCTTGTTTCAACAATGCATAACAACGGTCAGCTTCTTCTAATACATCATCATCTAACTCATCCCACTCAACATCAGCGTAAGCGCCACGATTTGTCTCATAGTTACCATCAGAATAAAGTGGATGATACATTAGAATGGTTTGATGATTGCCATCAAGGGTGTAAGTACACCCGTTTTTTGTTGATTTGATAAAAGTCATGATTGATTGGCGGGTTACACTACAGGGGTCAATTGCAGGTGAGTAACTTTAATTCGTTAGATCTTGCCATACTTCTTCACCATAACAATCACTAATCTCTTCCTTTAGATCTTCCATCTCATAAGCTTTTAAGTTTTCCACAATACTATCCTCTGCAAATTCAATCAATAGTTTCATATCCATACCTTCTACGATCATCTCTGCGTATGATCTCTTCACTTGTTCTAGTTGAGTAATAGTCATGTTCATTTGATTGATTTGTAAGTGGAATAATTTAGAGGTAGGTGAATACTACCCTACAGAAACCAGTTCTTCAAACCTATCAAGAGTTGCATATCTTACAACTCCATTATCATCCGTAAGTTGAACCATTGGCCACATAGGTGAATCGGCGAGAAACTTACCACCGGTAATGGTATGAACCATTCCAGTTTTTTCATCTTCTACTTTACAACCGATTGCTTCTTGAACCCAGTTAAGAAAACCCATTTGAAACGAAAAACAGAACTACACTATAAGAGTCAATTGGAGGTGAGTAACTTTAATATCCGACAATGGGCCTTACATTGTAATACTGTAACCACCACAGAAATTGTATTACAAATGCCCATAGATTAGCGAGTTGATGCTGATACTTGAACTGCGGTCATTGCCTTCATTGTTGTTGAATCAATCCACACAATCTTGCGGGTCTTGATGTCTGATGCGATGTTGTAGATCATTTGTCTGATTTACCGTTAGTGAAAGAGCCTATGATTGGCTCTGGGCCACAAAGATTACGTTTAACTTCTGCATATCCAAATTCTTCAGATAGATCACAACAGATACGCCATGCTTGATCTAAATCATTTGTGGTTACATCTTCATATCGAGCGGATGGAACAATGATTCTAAACTCCATTTGAATTGATTGCGTGGTTACACTATAGTGGTCAATTGGAGGTGAGTAACTTTATTTGAGTTCAATTCGTTCGTATAAACACATACCAAGGTCAAAATATAGATCCTCATCCATCTCACCCATTTTGGCATCTAATGCTTCTTGAACACATTGACGCATGAGATCATTATATTTTTCATTTTCGTAAATGTGTTCGATGATGTCATCTTTGAGTGCATCAGCAATACGTGATACAGTAACTGCGGAAAGTGCCATGATAGTTAAGAGAAATGTTTGATAATGGTTACAAAGAATGCCCCAACGGCAATATAATAAAAGAATCTAAACATCAGCGACGATAAAGAAATGAACCGTATTGGTCAACAACTTCAGGTGAATCTAGAAGTGATTCAATGTAAAATCTAATGCCTTTAGCAGGTGCCTTGTGACTGGCTGGTTTATAACATGCACCAGTTTCTTTATCTACAAACATAAAACAACTACGACTCTCTCTTACAACACCATCACAACGTTGTGATTGCCACACTTTGATATACTTACGACCAACTTCCATTGTTAGATACTGATGAACGTTACGTCCATTCTCAGCAGCCAAGACTTTCCAGTCATTGTTAAGAACTTCGATCAATGATTCTGTTAGAAACTCTGCTTTGGTTTGTGTGATTGTCATAAGTTGATTGTGTGGTTACACTACAGTGGTCAATTGGAGGTGAGTAACTTTAATCGTTTGGATTTGCGTAGTATTCGTTATCAGTTTTGACATCAGTGAAGCATTCATCTTCATCATCAAAGATGAGGTATAAAGTTTCATCATTGTCTTCAACATTCCATTCTGAATGAAGAGATAGTATGTTGCGCCCAACATAAGACTTTTTATTCTTTTTCTTTGCCTTCTTATATTCTTTGGCCATAATCTTCATTTGATCTTCATATTGACCAAGAATATCTTCTGCAAGATATTCTGTTCGGTCATGATTGAATTCAAATGTTGTACCTTCGGTTTCAAAGGTTTCTGTTTGTTTAGGATCAAATTTCATAATATATTTGTTAATTACGCTGCAGCCTCGGTCTTGGCCTTACCTACATTAGATGGGCCAGTCCAAATCATACCATTCTCTTTCCAATATGCAATAAATGCACGACGAAGTTCAAGAAGTTCATCATATCGTACCTGTTGACTAGAGGTGAACTTAAAGTTCTGAACTTTATAAGTTTTTTGAAGTGATTGAAGCTCTTTAAGTACGGTAGATGAATTGTTCATGATTGTCAAGTGTAGGGGTTACAGTATAGTGGTCAATTAGAGGTGAGTAACTTTAATCACTCACAATAATTTGGTGGAAGAGATGGCAAGAAGGAATGCTAGCATGATTACTACATCCCATGATTTTGTTCTGATAAAGAACGGAACAGAAATAGCGTCAGCAATGAACTGCATAAAGACGCCTACTGTGACATTTACATGTAAGATAACAAAGTACGCAGAGACAACAAGGAAAGACCCGACTATTCTGCCTACAGTATCAATTTTCATAGTTAATTCATCTCCTCCTGTGTGACATTACGATAGTTTTCCACAATTGTTAATAGTCTGTCTTTGGCAGTTTCTATTGTTGCACGTGAGTAACCAGTGTAAAAAGAATAACCTTTGGTTGGATCATCCATTGCAGCTTTGTACTCTTCTAATGCCCAATCAAGACCTTCGATAACAGATAGAAGTTGATTGTCAATGTTCATGGTGATTTGGTACTTAGTTTGAGTTTGAGTGACCTTAGAGACTGCTTACGCCCCCTTAGAATACCCTTACAGATACCCTTGGTCTTCTTATCTTTTTTGGAGTGATGCTTCCAGTTAGGCGTATTCATCACATGCCATTCATATATTCATGAAGTTCATCATAATACTGTTCTTCAGTGTCAAATTGACGACCATGAATGACACATGGAAACGTTTTCTTTTGAAACATTGTAGACGTAACTTCTACGTCTTGTTTGTCATAACCCATTTCGAGCAGGTTTTGAATGTAAGGATTTGAATTGTATGTCATACTATAGGGGTCAATTGGAGGTGAGTAACTCTATTTCCTTCGTTTTCTTAACTTATCTATCAAATTGAGTGCTGATTGACGGTTGCGACATACTTTGACCGGTTGTCCATTGTGTATCACCATCAGTTTAGTTGTTGAACCCGCCACAGGTATTGCAGCGAGTTCACCATCACCAATCACGATAGGAAATGGTGGTACCTTAGTGTCAAGAATGTTTGAATTTGTGTAGTTGAAAGACATAAAAACTCTTTTTTCAATAACGGGACGGGGACGAAGGTATGTTAGGTCATAAAGGAGCTCAATATGGAAAAATCAGTTTATGATACCCCCAAATCCCTTGGTATGACTGGGCCGATTACCGTCGAGCAATTTCCTTCTCTTTCTCCACTCTCTGGCATATACTGCCCCAGGTTTTGTGGATGGGTTCTTTCTAGTATAGTCTGTGCGAGTGGTGCGACCATCCACATAATTATCCTCTTCCTTTCTTCTCCTGTAGTCTCTCATATATGTGGCTCTGTCAGTGTATGATGTCACCTTACCTTTATTCCAGGTCCAAGGTTTCTTTTTCCCCTTGTGACTTTCACTTATCTTTTTACGGGTTTCTTCACTAACACCTGTGCATAGTGGTGGTTTATCTCCTCCTGGTGTTCTGTTCTGTAATATACCTGTTCCTAAATCTCTTCTACCCAACACTTCAATCATATACACTTCGTGCAGAAATGCTTCTTCTTCTGTTAGATTTTGTTTTAGATATATTCTCCTCTCTACTGGAGGAACTTTGATAAACTTGTTATGTCTTTGATTGATACGGTTATTCTTACCCTTCCCGATATAGTAGGGTGTTCTATCCTCACGCAAATATGCGTAGGTGTAATATTCATTCATGTGTCTTGGCGAGACTATTATTATTTAGATATTATATCATAAAGTGGGCCTTACGTCAAGTAATCCGCCAAGACACTCTTGACTGCCCACACTATTAGCGTCGAGTTACACTGTCACACATTTCTCCTTTCTCAAATACTATATCTACTGCACGTTGTAGGGCTCTTTGAGTAGAAACTCCGACATTATTATAGATAGGCACACATAGCATACCATATGTTTTATTCTTACTGCCCACGCGAATAACACGGCCGACAGTTTGAAGAAGCTCGATAACATCCATGTTACGAAGGAAGATAACAGCCTCAAGTTCAGAACAATTGATACCCTCGGAGAGAATAGACCGGTGAAGACATACAAACTTTTTGTTTGGGTCTTTACCCCATGCATTCAAAGTTTCGAAGAACTTCTCCCTAGATACTTTCTTACCGTCAATCACAGAACCAGTTTTACTCGTAATATAGAGGTAAGAATAACCACGTTCCTTGAGTTGTTCTGCAAAGTCGGTCATAAAGATATTTTGTAACTGTCGTGTGGTTTTGACACACACTAAAATCTTCTTAATATCTAGTTCGTCAATAGATGCAAGAACATTGTTGCTCTCAAGATACGGAGTAAGTGACTTTTTATCCACTTTGTCCATTTCGATAACTTTTACCTTTG